ATTGGCGTGATAATGTATTGTCTGGAAAATTTGAAAGTGCTGAAAGTATTCCTGGTTGGGGTTATCGATATAAGGTAAGGATCTTTGGTCTTCATGACTTAGGTGAAGAGGTTATTAGTTCTGAAAATTTACCTTGGGCAAATGTAATGTATCCTGTTACTGCAGGATCTTATTTAACTAATTCTGGTCAAACCCCAATGATCAGACAAGGTAATATTGTCTTTGGATTTTTCTTAGATGGCACTGCTAGACAACAACCAATAATTATGGGTTGTTTGGGAAATAATTCTCAAACTGATGTAGCAACTGAAATTGGTAATAATAGAGTTGATAACACCACATCAGGAGAAACTGTATGTGTTAGTGGATATTCTCAAGGAAGAGAAGATTATCCAGGATCTTCTACTCCTAGTAAGTATGATGGTAATATGAAGACGGAGAAACCTACTACTAAAGAAAAGGAAAAGGAAAGAGCAAAAGTAACTCCTGGCACAGCACTTAACCCATATGGATTACCTGCAAATAAAAATATAACACCAGCACAACAAAAAGATATTGATAGTGCAAGAGCTGAAGCTGAAGAAAGAAATTTATCTAAAGAAGAGACTGATCAATTAATTAAGAAAAGAGTCCAAGCAGGAGTTGCTGCTAGAGTTAAAGAAGCAAATTCTCCAAGATCAGAATCAACTGGTCAACCTTACATGGAATCTGAAGCTACCATGAGGCAGAGTATTGCTGATGTAAAAAGAGATAAGGTGTATTGTGAGAAGAGAGTATTATTAAAACCAGATAATATAGTTGAGTCTGCTAATAAAGCAATGCAGACAGACATGGATAATTTGGTGCAGAATATTGATAAATCGATGAATGCATTGCAGAGTTATACTGATGCAGCATCAATGACAGATGGACTTAGAGATTTGGAAAAGATGATTGCTGATTCATCTAAGAGACAATCAAAATATATGAAGATTGTGATGGATAAGTGTATGGAATATAGTGAGAAGGCATTGAATAAAGAAATGACCAAGGCAGTATCTGCTTTACCTGCTATGGAAAGAATGAATTTCTTAGAGGTAAAGGATGGTATATCTCAGAATCTTTTATCAAGTTATAATGGAATGACGAATGGACAATCAGGATTGATGGAAGGAATTATTAGAAAGGTATTGAATATTGATAGTTTGAAAGATCAATTCATGTCTATGGCAGCAAATGATACTTCATCAGGTGGTGATGGTGAAAAACCAAAAGGAGTTCCTAAAGTTCCAATGTGTACTTCTGAGGATATGATAGCTACTGTTTTGGCTGTGAATAAGACAACGATGGAAGAAACTAGTAATAATTTAATTTCTGGTGTGGATGGATTTTTAAGAGATGCTTTTTCTGGTATGGCAGGATTGAGTGGATCTTCAACTAATATGTTTAATAAGTTGGGAAGTATTAAAGGAAGTCTTACATCTGCTCTTAGTTTTGAAAATATTAAAATGAATGTTTTTCCTTTTGAGGAGAAACCGAACGAAGCTGTCTCTGACTTCTATACGTTGTGTAGTGGTGGAGCTGGACAAAAACAAACCAGTTTACCAAGTACAAATGCAGTTGATAAAGCTGCTGGCAAACATATTAATAAGATTGCTGCACTTGGACAAGGTGCTGAATATATTAAGAGAGAAGCACAAACAGCATTTAGTGAACCTACTAAGAATACAGCAGATGTTGATTTGACTCAAAGTGGTGGAGTAGAAGCTTCTTTTACTCAAGATGAGATTGATGAGGCTGTTGCTGATGAATCTGAGTTTAATATGTTCTAATAAATAACTGTTATAAAGAACTAATATATGTCTTTCGATCTTTTTGGACCAGCAACTAAATGTGACATCCGAGTCGGTTATATCTCAACCGACAGGGGTTTTGTTGATCGCGTGGGCGTTCATGATGCAAATCAGTACGCTAAATTAAATCCAGGAACTATTTTTATTTTTAGAAATAGAGAGAAGGTTCAATATTTAAACATTAATCAAGTTAATAGATTACAACCTTCTGATATGTTACCAGTTAAAAATGCTGGAGAAGGTGGTGCTTGTGGAGGTATTGTAGGTTTAAATGGGGAAGGAGATACAACAAAGAGTCTTGATCAAACATTAGGACTTCCTACACCAGATATTGGAGGAAGTAGTCAGTTCATTGAAATGAGGAATGGTGTAAAATTAGATAAGGATACAACAAGAGTTAATTTTTTTGGTGGTGGAGGAGTAGGAGTTCAAGCTAATCCTATTGTTGGTAAAGATGGGTCATTAATGGCTGTTGATGTGGTGCATGGAGGATTTGGATATCAATATCCACCTCTTGTAGATATAAGTGATGATAGAGGAATAGGATCGGGTGCTGCTGTTCAAGCATTTATTAAAACAGCGGGTGCAGGTAATACTGATTATTATATTGAGGAATATGATCAGGAAGAAGATTTTGAAGAATATATCTTAGATAGATGTATTCCTGAGTTGGCTAACATACCAGCAGGAAAAAGATATGGAACTGATGGTGAGGAGTTAGGTGATTTTGATCCTTCATTGTATATTGGAAAATCTAAAGATCCTATTGCTCTTCAGATAGAAAAATACCAAGAACTTTTAGCATCTTTAAAGGATGGATCTCGTTTAGATAGAAATACAAATAGAATTTTAAAATGGTGGACTACTCGAAAAGAGATTCCATTAAAGGTAGTTTCTCCCGATCAATCCACTAGAAAAGTATATAATGTCACTCATCATGCATGGCGTGATTTTATGGATGATAATGCTATATCTCCAGTTCCACCATCAAATGGTAAAGGAACTGATATGGCAGGAAAGACATATACTTTTGAGTGGGAAGAAGATTTTCCTTGGGAAGGTGAGTATAGATTTAGAGTACAGGCAGATAATGATGCAAGACTTTATATTGATAATAAACCTCTTACTGATGTTAGAATCGGAGAAGGTGGTGCTGCAGGTAATGTTTTATCTAACCCTTTAGAACTTTCTAAACATATGAATACGGGGGTTCATAAGATAGCAATATCCCTTTTAAATCATCAGATTAAAGAAAATAAAAAAGTTAAGAGAGATTTACCTGTTGCAAATTCCAATACAACTAATGAGGTTACATTTAAAGTAACTACAGATTCTGATTATGGAAATTCTATTAACATAGATGGTCTTTTTGATGTAGGAAGAGAATATAAGACACCACAACTTAAAGAAACTATGACAAAAACTGTCGAGTTTGGAAAGATTTATAATGTTAAAATTAAGTCTATTCAAGGAAGGGCAAGATTAAAGACTTTGGGTGAATCTGTTATTGGAATGGAAGATTCTAAGGATAGTGATTTTAATGATTTAATATGTTCATCCAGTGTTGGTAGATTTTATGATATAAATGGTGATAGTTGTAAATTCATAGTTGATCCGCCACCTAAACCAGCACCTTCAACAACTTCTACTGGTGAGAAAGGAAAATATGTATTTAATACAGTTGATTGGATTAGTAAAGCAAATAGACCTTTGTGGAAAATTAATCCAGGCGCAGGTAGAGATTCTAATTTCATAAATCGATTTGGTGTTCTTCCCTTTGATCCTACTGCGGTGGGAAAAATAGATAAACAAGGAACAAAAGAGGTTCTTACAGAATCAAAAGCTACTGTTAAGTTTTTGAGGGAAAATGGTAAAAATTATATGAAAGTAAGTGGAACTGGAAAGGTTAAAGTTTTCTTTGAGATGAATATAAACGATAGACCAGGAATATCTTCTTTGGCATTAAGTGAGATTAAAATAAAAGCAGATGATGGTGATATTATTTTAAAAAGAGATGTTAATAGAAGATATGCTAATGAAAAAGGATCGGGAACTTTTACTGCAGGTCAAAAATATTTGGTTAAGACTATTGGAGCTAGTAGAGGTGCTGGATCTAAAATAGGTGTTGATAAAACAACGATTGGTTATGATGATGATTATGATAATGGATATGATGAAAATGGAAATTTAAAGATTACTGGTGTTACTCCAATTCCTTCAGTTGAAACTGTTAGTTATAAAACTAGAGGTTATCCTGATTATGCAAATGCTTCTAGTGATGATTATGCAGGAATTCATGAAATTATTTGGGATAATCTTAATTTCCCTACTGATGGAAATTATGTTATCGAAACAATGGTTGATGATAATGTAAATCTTACATTTAGTCATCCTGGTAGAGAAGATATTGTTTTGTATAAGATGGGATTTAGAATTCGTGGAGATGGATCAACTGGGACTGGTAAATCAATTGATACACAATATTTTAGACAAGGTACTTATCGATTAAAAGCAGAATTAGAACAGATACCAGGTAAACCATTGGCAAAGGGAAATCCAATGGCACTTGCTGTAGATATTAAAGCAGCTTTTGTAATAGATGATGTGGAAGTTATTTCTGCCAAATCTTGGAATGAAAATCCGATGGGAGTGGCAATGACAATTGATGCTCCTATGCCAACAATTCCACAAGAGATACCTCCTGCTGGAGAAGGTAGATGTCCTAATAATCCTATTTGGACTACTAGACATCCCAATGGAAGTCTTAAATGGTATCCTGTTAAGGTAGATTCGTGGGCAAAATTTATGAATCGATATGCTGTTTCTCCTATTGCTCCATTAGGATTTAAAGGAACGGATGGAAGTGGGGTTGTATATAGAAATACTTGGAAGATTAATCTTCCTTATTCGGGATATTATGGGTTAAGAGGATCGGTAGACAATCAAGGTAGAGTATTAATTGATGGTGAAGAAATTCTTGGACCTACTGCTAAAAAGAGAGTTAGTCCTTCTATTTCTCTATCACCTAATTTGGCAAAGAAATATTTGCAAGGTGGTGATCATGAGATAACAGTTGAAGTTGAGAATGATAAACAATTTAATTATACTAAGATTGATAAAAAGATTTTTAGCACTGGAGATTGGGCGGCAAAACAAACTCAAACACAAAAAACAGTTGGAGGAGGATCTGATAGTGTTGAGGTTACATTTAAGGTAAACACATCTTCTGATTATGGAAATTCTATTAACATAGATGGTCTTTTTGATGTAGGAAGAGAATATAAGACACCACAACTTAAGGAAAATATTACTAAGGAAGTAGAAGCAGGAAAAGTTTATACTGTTAAAGTTAATTCTGTTCAAGGAAAAGAAAACTTGAAGACTTTTGGGGAAGCAGTATTGGGAATGGAAGATTATAAGGATGGGGATTATAATGATCTAGTTTGTTCTGCTAGTGCTGGAAAATTCTATGATATTAATGGATCTACATGTAAGTTTACTGTTCCATCAACAAAGAAGATTGAGACAGTATATGGTGAGGGTCTTGTAAGTGGATCCGCAAAAGATGGAGTGACATATAGTGGACCTTCATTATCAACATATGCAAATGGAGAATTTGGTCCATTTATAACTCCTACTTGGAATACTGATGAGGAGTATATTGAGACTCATAATGGTACAACTTGGGTTATGACATGGGATAATGTTGATTTTCCTGAGACAGGAACTTATGAAATAAAAGCACAAGCTGATGATGAATTGATTGTTAAACTTGATGGAGTTGAGATTTGTAAAGCGGATCTTGGTTCTCGTTATGGTAATAAAGATGATGGAAAAGCATTAAAACCTATTGAGTATCATTCATTTAATGCTCCTAAAGGTAAGAGATCAATCGAATTAACTTTAACTAATTTAGATTTTAATGCTCCGTTTAGTCAAAACCCTGCAGTTGCTGCAGTAAAGATTACAAAGAAAATGGATGTGGCAAAAGTTGATCCAAGAACAGGAAAGGCACAAGGTAAAGCATGGACAACTAATCCTATTGGTGTTTCTGCAATTCTTATTCCTCCTCCTTGCCCTAAAAAAATAACTGGAGTTGGTATTGTTACTTCTGTGGTTGTTTCTGATCCAGGAAATGGGTGGACTCCTCCTATTGAACCTGGTGATCCTGCTCCTTCTTATCCTGTTAATTTAGAACTTAAAGAAATTGTTCCTACAGATGGTGGTGGAATCAATTATGGACAAGGAGATGTTGTATGTATTAAAAATACTGAAACTGGTGAAGAGAGATGTTTTCCACCAAATTTAGGACCTTTTGGACAAATAGAAGCCGTTCCTATTCCAACAGGAGATGGAAATCTTAATGGATATACGAGTTGGCCACAAATAAGAGTTAGATCAGTTGCACCTAAAGTTCCTACAGGTGGTGGTGCTGAGTTCATACCTAGATTTGAAATAGTTAGAGATCCGATTGGTCTCCCTGATGAGAATAAATTATTACAGGTTACTGATTTAGTTGGATTGAAACGCACAGGATTCTATGATGGTAAACCTTACTATGGTTCTGTCTTCTATAAAGATGGTATTCGATATGCTGGATGGTATGAAACTCCAGGTAAATTGGTTCAGATTTATGATACAATGCAGGAAAGTATTGATGCTACAGTTACTACACCTCCATCAGCAATTCTTAGACAGGGTAGTGATGTTGCAACTAATAATCCAGGATTGGATATTCCAGGAACTCCCAACAATTTAATATAAAATCATGGCAAAAGAAGGAACCGCAACCAATCAAGTCTTAACTAGACTTCCTAAAAAACCCCAAGATGCTGATGGTGATGGTATTATTAGTCCACAGGAGATGCAGTCTTTCGGTAAGGAACCTAATCCTACTGTAACTGCAAAACAAAATTATACTGCTGTAAAATATGGTAATGATAAGGGGACACTTCGTTTTGGACATATTCATAAGAAAGGTGATGTCACTTCGGGATGTATGTTGGATACTCCTGATGGTCGTCATCAATTCTCTTTAGATATTGACGGGCAAAGAAAAGGATGGACAACATCAACAAGTCCTGGTAATTTTCAAGTTCTAGCAGGAGAGGATAATACTGAACCTGAAGACACCTTGATTTTAAATGCAGTTAATGGTAATATTTGTATAACTGCCACTAATGGTAAAATTAGATTGCAGGGAACTGATATAGAATTAATTGCTGTCGGTGAAGGTGGTGCTAAAGGACACATTAAGTGTACTGCTACAGAAACTTTTACTATACATGAAACCAAGAAGATTATTTTTGATTCCAAAGTGATGACAAAAATAACTTCTACTGGTATTATGAATATATCAGCTAATACTTGTTTAAGGATATATGGTTCCTTAATTAAGGCTGTAACTGACGCATGTTCTGTAAAAGATACATCCGTAGGTGGTAATAAGTATAATAAAGAAAATAATCAAGTTTCAACTTCGGAAACATAAGGAGGTTTAAAAAATGGCTTGGGGAATGGATGATTGTATTGTCGGTGGGCAAATACGAATAGGAACTGGATTATGTCCCCCTATTAAAGAAGGTGATTTTAGAATTAATGGAACTGGTTCTGCTCAAGGCCCTTTTGTTATTGGTGACGGCACTAAGATTAAACTTGGTGCTGTAGGAGGAGATCCTGATTCAGAGGATAAAACAGGTGCTGCACCAGCAAATTTAATGGTAACTAGATGTTATAATAATGATAGGGATTGTTTTACTGCTGCTATAAAGAGAAGTCTTCAGACGGAAGGAAATATTAGAGTTAATGGTGATAATGGAACTCCTTGGGCTTTTAATCTTAATGGTAATCAAGAGATACAAGGTAATGGACAGACTGATAATGCATTATATGTGACAGGAGGTGGAACTGTTAATAGTTGCTATATTAAAGGTGATTTATATGTTACTGGTGACATAGATGGTGGTAATAAGGGAAGACTTGCTGCAAGATTCGCCGCAGCAGATGCTTCACCAAAACCATTTGATATGCAGCATCCTACTAAGGGTGAAGGTAATCGTCTTCGTTATGCATGTATTGAGGGACCAGAAGTTGGAGTTTACTTTAGAGGTAGATTAAGAAGAGGAAAGGAGATATTCTTACCAAACTATTGGAAGGGATTGGTTCATATTCAGAGTATAACTGTACAACTTCAACCAATAGGTGCTCATCAAGATATTATTATTAAGAGATGGGATGATCAAAAGATATATCTACAGTCGAATGGTGGATTACCAATAGATTGTTTCTACCATGTATATGCAGAGAGGAAAGATTGCAATCCATTGGTTGTTGAATATCAAGGTGATGGATGGGAAGATTATCCAGATAAAGATTATAAAGATCCTAACTTTAGTGGTCCTCCGAATATTATTACTGTATGAGGAAATTACTTTATGTTGAGGATGGTTTTTTAGATCCTCCTCTGTGCCAATCTTTTATAGATTTATTTGATAAAGAAGATAGTTTTGTTGAGAGAGTAACTCACTCAAATCCCAATGAAAGTTTAACTGCCAATCCAGATATACCAAAGTTTAAATTTGATCAAAACTATGGTGCAAAGTATCTTGGTGGTAATGTAGATCCTATTCATCTTACAGAATCAAAGGATGAACTTTTTAGTAGTGTTATAAATGATGTAACCACACTATGTAAAACTTTTGATGATAATATAAAATTACAATATGTTGGAGTTGTTAGATGGCCGATTGGTACATTTATGAAACCACATATTGATGATAATAATGTGCATGAACCAGATGTATTTGCAGCAATGCTCTATCTAAATAATGATTTTACAGGTGGTTCTACATGTTTTGAAGATATGGAAATCAAACCTGAACCAGGAAAGTTAATTATATTCTCTAATTCTCAGCACCTTCATTATGTGAGTGAGGTAGGAGCAGCAGAGAGATTTGTGTTGTCTTTTTGGTATGCTCGACCAGCATCTTGACAAAGGATCCCATATGCTTTATAGTGATGGGATCTAGAGGGTAATTTATGGAAGATGAATATTTAACTCGTTGTGTGGTAGACACAGCGAGAAGAACAGTTTACATTTACTCTAATGAAGGAGATAAAAAAACTGTGGAGTGTGATACTCCTGAAGAGTTTATGAGCGTATTGAATTATGTTCGTGAACATGCCCCTATTGACACTTTATCTTACGTTGATCCTACTTAATTATGGTTTATTTTATTGGTTTCCTCATGATTGTCACCATTTGTTTATTTGTTTATTATTTGGGTCTTTATAATCCACATTAATGAATAAATAAGTCGGAAGAAATAGATAAGAAAATGAAATACTTAATACATACACGCTACTGCTGGTATGACAGTGAAGATGGGGAGAAACTTGTCTTCATGTATTTCATCCAGAATGTTCCATTTACATTTGATGAGTTACCAGAAATTGCCAAAGAAGATTTGGAAATAGTAACATTAGCAGATCAAGAGAGGAGATGGAAAATTGAAGACCTATATAAGGCATATTCATATTTGATGGAAGAGGAATGTAACCCTCTGGTGTTTGAGTTGGAGTTAGAAAACCCTGAACTAGTACCTATCGATTAATGCCTAATATTAGACTGTGGCACTCAGAAGAGATGAAGCAATGGAGATGGACGATGGTGGACGATGATTTAAATATGCATTCGGGTCAAGAACCTGATATACATGATGCCATGAATAAAATTGCAAAGACCGTTAAAGAACTAGAGGGTTTTTGTGAAGCTAAATAATCCATAACAAGAACTATAATGCGAGTAAGATGGGTCTTTCAAGATTAGAGAATTTTTTAAAGTCTACGAGAGGGAACATTCTCTATGTTAACCCAAATGATTTGGATGCTACTGATAGTATTGAAAATCAGGGTAACTCTCTGACTCGCCCTTTTAAAACTATTCAACGTGCTTTAGTTGAGTCGTCAAGATTTTCATATCAGAAAGGGTTAGATAACGATAGATTTGCAAAAACAACGATACTATTATATCCAGGCGATCATGTAATAGATAATAGACCAGGTTGGATACCAGACGGATCAAATAATTTTAGATTAAGGAATGGAACAACATCTGATGACTTCCCTCCATTTGACTTAACAACTAGTTTTGATTTAGA